GGAATCACGCATCAGCGCCACCATCTCTGGCGTCACCACAACGCTGGTGACTTTGCTCAGCACCTCTGGCTCTAGGTTTTCAACCATCAGCTCAGCCTTCAGCTCCATGATTTGATCAAGGAACTGCTCGACGAGTCGCTGCCGGTTCATCAGCCGCATAGCGCCAAACTGGCCCTTGATCCGCTGGGCGGTAGCCGTCTCGCGACTGGCACTTGTGCCGCGCATGATGTCCGAGATGCCGGTGATCTCGTAAATCGTCTGAATTACGATCTGGCGTGATTGATAGAGCTGCCCAAGTGCCTTGATAAGATTATCAAGCGGGGCTTCCTGCATGACATTAGCCAGACCGCCGCCAGCCTGCAGCATGGCCATGTTATCGACTGGTATGAAACTATTGTCTTCAGCCTCTGCCAGACGCTGCAGCTCCTGGAAGCTGGCATCGTAGACGCCGCGCCTTTTCAGCGCTTCTGTCAGGCTGGCAATCCGCTGTGTGATCAGATCCAATTCGTGAATCTGGTCCTCATAGCTGAATATCTCAGGGACAGGCAGCGAGGTGTCGGTGGTCGATATGGCGTAAAGAGGCTCCGGCATAGGCCAAAAGCCGTCAAGATTATAAGGATCGTCAAACTCGTCCAGTATCTCATCATGGTTTAGCACCACAAAAAGCTGCTTTTGGCTGCGCCTGTCCCAGATTTCATAGACCTCAGCACGATCCGGCTGCTTGTCGTCATCATAGCCGCCATCATCGCCGTGATAGCTAAGCGGGATCATCTCCCCCTTTGCGCCATAGACCTCAACCAGCTCATCGCGGGTCATTAGGTGCCGGAAGCCAATCCATGAGGTGTCATCCCAGCACCGTGCCGGTGACATCACAAAATCTTGCCAGTGGACATATTCACAGCGCACTGATTGCTCAGCCACAAACTCAACCGGGTCGCCAAGCATGAACGGCCCCATCGGCCCCTGCTGCACCTGGCTTTGCTCTACCTCATTGCCTTCAGCGTCCACGAAACGCTGGCCGATTTGCACTTCACCCAGTTGCCCAGGGGCAACCTCCCCCACACCCGTGATTGGCGCAACCCTGACAGGGAGAACTTCCGGGTCACCCTCAATCACCACCGGCTCATATACCAGCCTGATGACGCCGCGCCCGACTATGAGCATGTCCTCGATAGCCCTGCGAACAGTGGCATCGAAGTTGTAGACATCAAGCTGATATTGGAGCGCCCGTTCGAGTACCGTGCTTACTGAACGGGCGACTGGATCACTGTCTCTAAAACGCCGGCTCACCTTGGGCTTTGGCGTTTTGAAGTACAGCGCTGATTTCAAAGTATCGACGTTGCTATAGAAGATGTTCATCCGCACGTCACGCTGCATCCGCTCTGGATGATCGTCGCGATAGCGCTCGATGATATCGTGGCAGCGATTGCGCCAGTTTTCCTCAAAGCGACGCGCACGCATAATCTGATGATGCCAGAACCGCGCCCGTTCTAACTTGTCGGTCGGCTCTTTTTCAAAGCTGTAGCTTTCCACTTACAATCTCCAGCCCTTGGGCTTGCTGGCATACTCAAGCCCAGCCATCATTTCTTCGATGGTCGGCTCCCGCCACGGGTCTTCATCAATCTCTGGAGCGCGCCGCTGATACGGCCTCGCCATGCAAGCGTAACGAATGTCATCCGCCGCATGATCTTCCTGAGTCGTGTCAATGTCCTCAACCCTGTGCTTGTCGTGCGTAAGCACTGGCAACGTGCGGATCGTGTCCGTACACTCGCTAGAAACAAAAAGCATTGGGCAACCATCATCACCAATCAGGCGCTGGCGCACCTGATCCCATCCGGCAACCCTGCTGTTGTCTGCGCGGCGAAAACGTATGCCCATTTTTGACAAGCGCTCACCGATCGAGGGGCCACCATCGAACTTCCAGATGCTGGGATCACCGACACTGAAATCAATCCGCTCATGCCCTTCACGGCTGCGGATGCCAGCGCCGACCTCTTCTGCAGTCATTCTGAGACCGCGATTAGGGCCGGCAGCGCCATACCACTCCCGATAGCGGATCAACGCCCCATCAGGGAAATACTCATGGTCATCAGCTACCGCCCACCAGCCAACGCTGAACGGCGAGGCAGAGCCCCAGTCAAAGCTGCGGAACTTAGTCCAGTGATCCGGTATCTCAAACGGCCTGATGACATGCAGGTCGCGGTTCCAAACATCGCCAAAGAACGAACCAACAACCAGATCCCAGTCGCCCTCGCGCAACGCCCTAGCCAGCTCATCAGGCAGTGCCGAGAAGCTAGAAGCGTAAGAAGGGTCGATATACTTGTTGTCAGTCATCTTGGCCGGGATGTACATCGTCACCCAGCCCTTGTCAGACGGATCATTCGGATCACGCATCGTGTGATCGTAGAAATACTGTTCTGCCGGCGCAGGGTCGATATACAACGCCTTCAAATAATTGTGGCTCTGACCACCAGGGTTGGCCGTCATCACCAGCCGAGGCAAAAAGCCTTCCTGCTTGGGCTTAAAGTTGCCTAGACGCATCCTCGACTTGATATAACCCAACTGATAAGGCGTCATCTGACCCGCCTCATCAACCAACGCTATATGTATCTCAGTTCCCTGAATACGGTCACAGTCGCTGTCCCGCTCCAAATACTGGAACTGGATCGAACTGCCATTAAAGAACTCATAGCGCTTGCGCGTCTCATTGTAGTTGCCAAGCTCTCGCGGTAACTCACGCTTCAACGGCTGTATATGGTTGGCATCCAGCTCAGGCAGCGACCGCCTGAATATGAAAGCCTGCAAGCCTGGGTTCTCAAGACAAAAGCCAATCAGGTCATAACGCCCCGCATGGCTCTTGCCGCCACCAGCAGCGCCGCCAAACAAGATCTGCTTGGCACGACACTTGTGAAGCAACGCCTGCTTTGGCTGCGGGTCATAGTCGATCTTGATGGTTCTAGGCATCTGGCTTTGCGGCATCAGCCGCCGTCTCAACCCCAAAGAAGCCGCCTGCGTCAAGGTCAATAATGCGGACATCAGCAGTGTCTGCGCCAGCCTCAATCATGCGGGCTAGGCGGTGATGTCCGTCGCGGATAAATAACTCCCCGCCCTTTTTGACGACCAAGGGCGGCCCCTCAGTCAAGGCTGCGTCCCCGCCAGTCAGAAGGCCGGGCTGCGTTGCCTTTAAGTCGGCGATAGAAACAGTCTGAACCGTCGCCGGAGGTTCCATATACTGTATCGCGTCGGTGCCGTCATCCAGCTTGACAATGCGAGCCTTGGCCCTCTCCTGCTCATAACCGGATGTCATTTTCTGCAATTCATTAAAACGAGCGCGAGACGCTGCCATGTTTTCAGGGTCAATCGGCTCGGTAATCACTCGGCCCAGCCCCGCTACCTCCTCGGGGGGCGCGGATGACGCGGCGACAAGCTGCTCCTCCGACTTACTAAGAGATGGAAAGTCGGCCACTTCTGAAAATACGTCCTCAGACCTAGCCGCCACCCGCGCAGCCCTTGGTGCCTTCAAAGTGGTGCCTATAAGCGCAAGTGGCGGGACAAACGCACCGCCAGCCATCATCACATCACCAGCACCACCCAACGCCTGTAACCCAGCATCAAGATAGTTGCCTTGAGTAATGTTCTGACCAAAGCTGGGCAGCATCTGACCCGGCTGCATGGGATCAGGCGCACCGCCAAAGATATCAACAACGCCAGCACCCGGCGCAAACAAGCTGGCCGTAGCGCCAGTCGTGTACGCAGGACCAGCCATGTCGCTGAACCGCGTGGGATCAGCCATGTCCTGCATCGACGGCCTAATGCGACCAGAGAAAAAACGACTGTCACTGAACGGATCGTCGCGCCTCTCTGTCATCAAGCGCTGCGCCATCATCTGGCGGGCTAACCCTTGCTCTGCCATGCAACCTGAAACCTTTGATTTTTATGCCGACGCGCGTGTTCATATAACGCATACGTCGCCGCGCAAGCCGGCCCAGCGGGGTCAGGCCCAGGGGCCCATCGTGTCAGAAATGCCTCGTAAGCAGGAGGTCGTCTACGCTGTAACGCAAGCCCAGCAAGGGTTTGCGCTAGTCGATAGACTCTATCCGTACCGGTTCCGTACCTTTTGCGTCGCGCTCGATGTTGATCTGGACGTTTACAGCGCCGCTCTTTGCATTGTCGCTGCCAAAGCTATCCCTTTGAGTTCGTTCAAGATACCAGCTATCAGCCCGCCAGTCGCGCTCACCAGCCTGGCCGATCCGGCGCACCCTGAGAGCGACAGCAGCGCTTTCTGCTGCGCGCTCT